GAGGGAACATAGAGGTATGGGATTTCATTAGAGATCAAACCTAAACTATCACCTTGGAAATGTAATCAAATATATATGTCGTGCTGGATATAAAGAAGACGACTTAAAAGATTTAAAGAAAGCTGCCCATTATTTATTAAATGAAATCGAAAACCGCAAATAAAATCGCAAGGACTGGTCGAGTCCAAGCATGGATTGACAATCCAACAAATCGTCTACCCGTAAGCTGCACGATATTTAATGTCGATGACAGCATGGAAGGACCTAATGGAATCGAAGCAAGCTGGAGATTTGTGTCGCATGCTCTCCGATTTGGAGCAGGAGTTGCGGTCCACTTGTCGGACCTTAGACCAGCAGGAACAGAAACAAATAAGGGACCTGATACTCTCGTTGCATCAGGACCAGTGTCATTCGCAAAAATCTACTCAAGTTTAAATGAAATACTTAGACGTGGTGGCACGTACCGTAATGGTGCGTGTGTTATTCACCTCGATATTAATCACGCCGATATTCTTGACTTCGTGCAAGTCTCCAGAGAACAACTCCCTTGGGTCAAAAGATGTGTGGACCTTACCCCAGAATGGTGGTCTAATGCAGAAACTGGAACAAAGGAGGCTGTACTTAGAGGCATTGCAAAAGGAGACATTTGGCTCAACAAAATAAAATATGACAGAAAAGGAAACAGAATCAGGTCGAATGTATGCTTGGAGGTTTATTTGCCCTCACGCGGAACATGCCTCTTACAACATATCAATTTGTCAGCCTGTCGTATCGGCGACATACGACCAGCTTTCGCTCAAGGTATGTCAGAGCTGTGCGATCTCCATGGCAAAACAGGTGTTGGTGAATCTGGAGAATATTTAAAACCAGAGGACGATAGACAAGTAGGACTAGGAATGCTTGGCTTAGCCAACTTTTTAGCAAACAACAACATTACATATGCCGAGTTTGGTAAGGCACTTGAAGCAACTAATGATGCTCAACCTTACGAAGGCTACGCAGGATTAGCAGCACGTGAGCTCTTCCTCGGCATACAAGAAGCTGCTAATGTTGCCCGTAAAAACAAGATGGAAAGAGCATTTGCTATTGCTCCTACAGCTAGTTGTTCTTACAGGAGTAGAGACTTAAAAGGCTTTACTGCTACACCAGAAATAGCACCACCTATCAGCAGAATAGTTGATAGAGATTCGGGTGAGTTTGGTGTGGAGCAAGTTAATTATGGAAATGTAGAGATCGCATCCGAAGTTGGATGGGAGAGTTATAAAAAAGTAGCAGATCAGATAATGATTATGCTTGACAGAACAGGATTGCTTCATGGCTATAGCTTCAACAGTTGGAGCGATATGGTGACTTACGATGAGGCTTTTATAGAAGAGTGGTTACTCAGTCCACAAACTTCTTTATATTATGCCTTGCAAGTAATGGGAGACACTCAGGATAAGACAGATGCTTACGCAGCACTGGATGATACGACTGTTGAAGATTACCTAGCAGAAATTATGAGTAACAAACCAGATGAAATAGCTTGTGATTGTCAGCAATGAACCCCTACATAAAATTATTGTCCAGAAAAAGAACTTGGACACCAGTACAAACATCTAAAGGAAAACTAAAAGAAGGTGCAGAAGAAACCATCTACCGTGCTCTTGCAATACGCCATATGGAGTTACCAGTTGGCGAGTTTATTACAGAAGCACTTGAAAAAAATGTTCCCGACTCTGCCAAAGCACTTTTAGAGTCAAACGTTAAGGACGAGATTAAACATGATCTTGCACTTGGCTACATCACCAACGCACTAGGCGTAGATGACAAAGCCGAAGCCGAAGCATTACGCTTACGTGCAGCGTGGGAAGAACATCCAGATCACACAATATGTAAAGCACTAGTAGCCGAGAGAGCAATTTTCTTTGTGCTACTTCCTTTCTTCAGATTCTGTGGTGACGCAGGATTAAGAACAGTATCAGCAGATATATCTAGAGACGAGCAAGTGCATGTCGCTGCTAACTCTCTTGTATGTGCAGAACTAGGTCTTAAACCAAGTCAATCATTAGACAAATTAAGAAAGGCAACTATTAACTGGGTTATGCAACCTTTAAAACAAAACGCCGATAGATATTTAGACAAAAAATTTTGGCTAGATGCCAGCGACAGACTTATGTACGAAGGCAAAGCACCAGAATTTTCTCAGACCAAGGCAGCTAGAATGCCTGCATTTTTTGAACACTCAAATGTCAATCTCCCTCAATACTCTTAAACTTCATAATCAAAAACTAGACACTTTGATTAAAAAGTTAGACCAAAATTTTGCATGGGAACCAGTACACCCAAAAGAACCAATCGAATCAATTATGTATAGAGCTGGTCAAGCAAGCGTAGTTGAATTTATTAAATCAATAGAAGAGGACGAAATCTAATGTGTATATTTGGAGGAGCACCTAAAGCTTCAACACCGCCACCATTACCACCAGCACCACCACCTCCAGCACCACCTGTTGCACCCGCACCAGCTCCCGAACCAATGATTAAGGATGTAAATCCACAGGTAAGAAGAGCTAAAGATGACCGTGGTAATAAAACTAAAAACACGTACTCAAAAGGTACAGGTTCATTAAGAATTAAATTAAAAGGATTAAATACAGGTACAGATACACAATCTGGAGGGCTTAACTAATGTTAGCTCGTGAGAGATATAATCAACTGTCTACAGATCGACGTCAATTCCTAGATAAAGCAGTTGAATGTTCAAAACTCACGTTACCTTATTTAATACAAGACGATACATCTTCAAAACCTAGACACGAAAGTCTCAATATACCTTGGCAATCAGTAGGATCAAAGTGTACGGTAGGGCTTGCAGCAAAATTAATGCTCGCAATTTTACCCCCACAAGGATCTTTCTTCAAGCTACAAGTAAGAGAAGATAAATTAGGTGAAGAGTTACCTCCTGAAGCAAAATCAGAAATGGAGCTATCTCTATCCAAGATGGAACGAATGGTCATGGACTATATCGCTGCGTCAAATGACAGAGTAGTAATACATCAAGCACTTAAACATTTAATTGTTGGTGGTAATACTCTTTTATTTATGGGTAAAGATGGTATTAAAAATTATCCACTTAATAGGTATGTCGTCAATAGAGATGGAAATGGTAACGTCCTAGAAATAGTTACAAAGGAATTGATAAGTCGAGACGTCCTTGGTGATGACATCCCAGTCAAAAAACCCAACTCAGTCGTCGACGAAACTTATGGTAACAACTCCAATGATGTCGAAGTTTATACATGCGTAAAACTAGAGAACGGCAGATGGGTTTGGTATCAAGAAATAGAAGATGTGATAGTTCCCGGTTCACGAAGTACAGCTCCAAAGAATGCAAGTCCTTGGCTCGTATTGACCTTTAATTCTGTGGATGGAGAACAATACGGACGTTCCAGAGTTGAAGAATTTTTAGGAGACTTTAAATCTTTAGAAGGATTATCGCAATCTTTAGTTGAAGGAGCAGCAGTATCCAGTAAAGTTATTTTTCTGGTAAGCCCTTCCTCAACAACTAAACCAGCAACGATAGCTAAAGCCGGAAACGGTGCAATCGTTCAAGGTAGAGCAGAAGATGTACAAGTAGTACAAGTAAATAAATCTGCTGACTTTAGTACTGCTGCAAATATGGCACAGACTATAGAAAGAAGATTACTTGAAGCTTTCTTAGTTATGAATGTTAGGAATGCAGAAAGAGTAACAGCAGAAGAAGTTAGACTAACTCAGTTAGAACTTGAGCAACAGCTCGGTGGAATTTTCAGCTTGTTAACTACATCTTTTCTCATACCTTATTTAGATAGAACATTATTAGTTTTACAAAGAAGTAACGAACTACCTAAGTTACCTAAAGATATTATTAGACCAGCAATTGTAGCTGGTGTTAATGCTTTAGGGCGAGGTCAAGATAGAGAGGCTTTAACTATGTTTATGGGAACTATTGCACAGACAATAGGACCACAGGCATTAGGTCAATTTATAAATCCTTTAGAAGCAATTAAACGCTTAGCTGCGGCTCAAGGTATTGATGTACTTAACCTTGTTAAAACTGAACAACAACTTGCAGAAGCTAAAGAAGAACAAATGCAAACACAGCAGAACCAGATACTACTTGAACAAGCTGGTCAGTTTGCAAATTCCAAATTAGCCGATACAGAAAACCTTCAAGGCATGATGCCTGAAGGAGAAGAACAACCACCACAAACTGAATAATGGCAGAA